CGCAAGTGCTGCAAACGTCGCCGTCATAAATTTTGATGGGGCGGCGACATCTGGCAATGTGGTTTTTGGTTCACTAGCTAAAGGCACGGGTGGGGCTTTTGTTACCAATACAAACAGCGCAGCCAATAACGAAACTGGTTATGACGCTACGGGAAGCGGAAACTTAGGCGTTACCTTTGCCGTGGCTGGAAACTTAAATTTTGCAGGAACCACGCCATTTAAGTGGACGCGCAAAGGCAACCTCTGCACCGTGTCTTTTGCAATAGACAGCACAACTTTTACGCACACTACAGCATCCAGTTTTTTACGTTTAACTGGGCTACCGTTCACAGTAGCAAGCGGCGACGAATCTGGCTTAGGCGCAATGTCCGCTGTTCAAGGGATTACTAAAGCTAACTACACACAGTTTGGCGTCCGCGCCTTTGCGGGGCAAACATATATGTTAATATATGCATCAGGTAGCGGTCAAAATGCGGCTTTAATCCAAGCCAGTGATATGCCTTCTGGCGGAACCTTGGCTTTATACGGCTCTGTAACTTATTTTGTTCAAGACACATAAAATTAACTGATATTGCCAGACTGCATCAAATGATGTAGTCTGGCCTACAACCGTACTGATGCGGCTCATCAGGAACTCTTTAAGGGTTAAACATGGACGATAATGTTCCTATTGAAGCGGATGCCTCCGCGCCAGAACTCGAAGCCACGGCAGCAATCGAGCCTGTAGAAAACACGACGCCGGAAACGCCTGCTGAACAGGAAGCATCTAAGACCTTCTCACAAGAAGAACTAGACGCGATTGTAGGCAAGCGACTTGCGAGAGAACAACGCAAGTGGGAACGAGAGCAAGCACAAAGGCTGACAGAAGCACAGTCTCGGCAACCGGCGCAATCGCCAACCGATCTGACTCCTGAGCAGTTTGACACTTACGAAGATTATGCCGACGCCTTGGCAGAGCATAAAGCGGAAGTGTTGCTGGAACGGCGGGCAACCGCCAGAGAACAGCAGGCATTGCTTGAGCAGTACCATGACCGTGAAGAAACGGCGCGGGATAGATATGACGACTTCGACCAAGTCGCCTACAATCCTAACCTACCCGTCACGGATTACATGGCACAAAGCATACAGTCTTCGGACGTTGGCCCTGACCTGCTTTACTGGTTAGGTACCAACCCCAAAGAAGCTGATCGCATTTCTCGCTTGAACCCGATCTTGCAAGCAAAGGAAATCGGAAAAATTGAGGCCGGATTGGCTTCTAATCCGCCGGTTAAGAAAACTTCAACCGCCCCGGCACCGATTGCTCCTGTCACTGCACGTTCTACTGGCACCAGCCAGTACGATACGACCGACCCTCGCTCGACTAAGTCGATGAGTACGTCGGAATGGATCGAAGCAGAACGACTGCGGCAGATCAAGAAGTACGAGGCACAACGTAACCGTTAAATAGGGAATACCCCATGTCCAATAGCATTTTAACCATTGATATGATCACGCGGAAGGCTCTCGAAATCCTTGAGAACAACCTCGTGCTTACACGTAACGTAAACCGCCAGTACGACGACAGCTTTGCTGTTGAAGGCGCCAAGATCGGCTCAACTCTGCGTATCCGTCTTCCAGACCGTGCGCTTGTTACCGACGGTGCAGCCCTTCAGGTACAGGACGACAACGAGCAGTTCACAACGCTGACCGTTGCCAACCAGAAGCACATCGGCGTTAACTTCACGACTGCTGAATTGACGATGCAGTTGGATGATTTCGCAGAGCGCGTTCTCAAGCCACGTATCTCGCAGCTTGCTTCCAGCATCGACGCTGACGTTGCAAACGCGTATGCAACCATCGGTAACTCGGTCGGCACGCCCGGCACTACGCCAGCTACTTCGGCTGTTCTTCTTGCTGCACAGCAGAAGCTGAACGAAAACGCTGCTGTAATGTCGCCACGTTATGCCACCGTCAACCCAGCCGCAAACGCTGGCTTGGTCGAAGGCATGAAGGGTCTTTTCAACCCAACCGACACCATCAGCAAGCAGTTCAAGAACGGCATGATGGGTACTGGCGTACTTGGTTTCGACGAAATCAATATGTCGCAGTCCATCAAGCAGTTCACCACTGGTACGCGCGACGCAACCGGCGGTTCAACTTCGGCTGCTGTCACGTCGGAAGGCGCGACAACCATCGCCATCACTGGCGCTGGTAACGGCGACACCGTCAAAGCTGGCGACGTGTTCACTGTAGCTGACTGCTTTGCAGTTAACCCACAGACACGTGAAAGCACAGGTTCGTTGTTCCAGTTCGTCGCTTTGGCGGATGTAACTTTGAGCGGTTCGGGCGCAGGCAACATCACTGTTGCACCTGTCTACTCGGCTGGTCACGCACTTGCCACTGTCAACGCACTGCCCGGCAACAGCAAAGCTGTTGTATTCGTCGGTGCTTCTGGCAGCCAGTACGCGCAGAACCTCGTATACCACAAGGATGCCATCACCTTTGCAACCGCCGACCTTCTGCTCCCACAAGGCGTAGACATGGCTTCGCGTCAGGTACACAACGGCATCTCGCTTCGCGTTGTTCGTCAGTACGACATCAACAACGACCGTATGCCTTGCCGTATTGACGTTCTGTATGGCTACAGCACGATCCGTCCGCAAATGGCCGTCCGGATGTGGGGCTAATTTAATCATGGCCTCCGGTTCGCCGGGGGCCATAACTTTTCAGGAGAATTATCATGGCATTACCAAATGGCGGTTCCGCCTATCAGGTTTCAGATGGCAACGTTGATGCAGCCAAGCTGCTCGGCGGCTCGATCCTTACTGCTTCATCGGGCGCAGGCATCTACTTCCTTACGACTGCAATCACTGCAAACAGCACGACGACCGACGCCCCTGCGGGTTCGATTGGCGTGACCACGAACGCAACAGGACTTGGCAAGATGTTCATTTCCGACGGCACTAAGTGGCAGTTCGCTGTCGTCGCTTAACCAATTTGGGCGGCTTTCGGGCCGCCCATTTTCAGGAGATCAATCATGCCTAATACTAAAGCAGTAGGCGTTGCTTACGCCGATCCTTCATTTGAAAGCGTAACTGTCAGCGGCGGGATTGTTGCAAACGGTGGCGTTATCGCTTCTACCATCCAGACTACTGGCGATATTGTCGCTGCCAACCTTAATGCTCGCGTCTATATCCTTAGCACTGCAATCACCGCTAACACGACAACCACTTCTGCCCCTGTTGGTTCGCTTGGTATCACAACCAATGCAACTGGCCTTGGCAAGCTGTTCTACGCAGACGGCACCAAGTGGCAGTTCATGGCGATCAGTTAATTAATCTGGGCGGCTTTCGGGCCGTCCATTTTACGGAGTATCTATGGCTGTTATCTACCTTGTTCACGACGTCCACGGCGCAAAAGTTGCTATCTCAGAAGAGGAAGCGCGCAGCGACGAAGAGTTTGGTTGGGAACGCTTTTACCCTGACGCCCCTGTAGAGGCGCCCGTTAACGAAATGTCGGCAGGCAGCAAACGCCGCCGCGCAACGCAGGAAGACTAACCAATGGAAACGGCTGGGGACATAATTAACGGTTCGCTTAGGCTTCTAGGCGTTCTTGCAGAAGGCGAAGTTCCATCGGCTGAAACGTCGCAAGACGCACTGCGCGCCATGAACCAGATGATTGATAGCTGGAACACTGAGCGCCTCGCGGTCTACGCGACGCAAGACCAGATATTCATGTGGCCTGCCGGCCAGTTGTCGCGCACGCTTGGCCCTTCTGGCGACTTCATCGGCAACCGCCCTGTGCTGCTTGAGGACTCGACGTACTTCCGCGACCCCGGCACTGGCGTCAGCTACGGCATCAAATTCATTAACCAGCAGCAGTATAATGGTATCGCGGTCAAGACCGTGACGTCTACCTACCCGCAGGTTATCTTCGTCAACATGACGTTCCCCGACATCGAAATGTACATCTACCCGCGCCCTACGCGCGAACTGGAATGGCACTTCATTTCGGTTGAAGAACTCACCCAGCCTGCAACGCTGGCGACCACACTGCATTTCCCGCCCGGCTATCTGCGTGCGTTCCGTTACAACTTGGCGTGCGAGATGGCACCTGAGTTTGGCGTAGAGCCGTCACCGCAAGTGTCGCGTCTGGCTATGGCATCGAAGCGCAACCTGAAGCGCATCAACAACCCTGACGACATCATGTCCATGCCATACAGCATCGTGGCGACGCGTCAGCGGTTTAACATCTTCGCGGGCAACTACTGATGAAGACGCCGATCCTTGGGTCGGCGTATGTCGCAAGAAGCGTCAACGCCGCAGACAACCGTATGGTCAACCTCTTTCCGGAGATCGTGCCGGAAGGCGGCAAAGAGCCTGCCTTTCTTCAGCGCGCGCCGGGGCTAACCCGTCTGGCTACCATCGGCATCGGGCCTATCCGCGGGATGTGGACGTATGGCGACTACGGCTATGTCGTGTCTGGCCCTACGCTGTTTCAGGTAGACAGCAACTGGAACGCGGTCGCCAAAGGCACCGTAGGCGGCACTGGCCCTGTCAGCATGGCTGACAACGGCACGCAGCTATTCATCGCTGCCAACCCGCAGGGCTACATCTACAACGCCAACACCGACGTGTTCCAGCAGATTACCGACCCTGACTTCCCCGGTGCAGGCACGGTCGGCTACATCGACGGCTATTTCGTGTTCAACGAGCCCGGCACGCAGAAGATTTGGGTTACGCAGCTATTGGATGGAACAAGTGTTGACCCATTGGAGTTTGCCAGTGCCGAAGGCAACCCCGACAATGTGGTTGCTATCTTTGTGGACCACCGCGAAGTCTGGGTGTTCGGCAGCAACTCAACCGAAGTCTGGTACGACGCAGGTCTGCTCGACTTCCCGCTGACGCGTATTCAAGGTGCGTTCAACGAACTGGGCTGCGCGGCGCCGTACAGCATCGCCAAGATGGACAACCAGATTTACTGGCTGGGCAAGGACGCCCGCGGTCAGGGCATCGTCTACCGCGCCGCTGGCTACATCGGTCAGCGCGTGTCAACGCACGCTATCGAATGGCAGATGCAAGAGTATGCCGACATCTCGGACGCCACAGGCTACACATACCAGCAGGACGGCCACAGCTTCTACGTTCTGAACTTCCCGACCGCCGATACGACATGGGTGTATGACGTCGCCACCGGCGCATGGCATGAGCGCGCGTCGTTTGTTAACGGCCAGTTTAACCGTCACCGCGCCAGCAGCCAGATGTTCTTCAACTCTACCACCGTTGTCGGCGACTACCAGAACGGCAAGATTTACGAGTTTGACCTGAACGTGTACGCTGACGACGGTCAACCGCAGAAATGGCTGCGGTCGTGGCGGGCGCTGCCGACAGGCGCTAACAACCTCGCCCGTACTATCCAGCACTCCATGCAGCTTGACTGCGAGACAGGCGTTGGTCTGAACAACGGCCAAGGCAGCAATCCGCAAGTGATGCTGCGTTGGTCCGACGATGGCGGTCACACATGGTCGAACGAACACTGGAAGTCGATGGGGCAGATTGGCCGGTCTGGCTACCGCACGATCTGGCGCCGCCTTGGTGCGACACTGAAGATACGCGACCGCGTCTACGAGGCGTCAGGGACTGATCCTGTACGCATCTACATCATGGGTGCTGAACTGCTGCTGTCAGGGACGCGGGCCTAATGGCGCTTTCACCGATTAACCCTACACAGTTAACGCCGCCGCGCGTCGATCTGATCGACCCGCGGTCAGGCGCTATTAGCCGTGAATGGTATCGGTTCTTCCTGTCGCTGTTGACTGCGACGCAGACCAACCAAGATGAAATCGAGTTAGCGCCTGACGCTACATCGCTGATAGCGTCCTACGACGCTATGCTGGAGTCGCTGGCGCAGACCACAGAGAGCGCGCCTGACTGTTGCAGCGCGACGGCAGATGTAGACGCTAAGGTAAACAGCCTCGCGCAAGCTACCGCCAGCGCACCGCCTGCCGCGTCGGAAAGCGAAATCGCGGTCATTCAGACGCAGCTTCAGGCGCTGGCATTAGCGCCGCCACCAAAAGAATTTATCTCGCCGCGCTATGGCTCGTTCTACGACACGACCGATCAGACCGCCGCTGTCATTAACACGGCCTATGCCATGACGTTTAACGCCACCGATATAACTTACGGCGTCACACGCGGCACACCAACGTCGCGCATTTATGTTGACCGCTCTAACATCTACAACATACAATTTTCCGCGCAGTTTATTAACACTGGCGGCGGCGCTCACCGCGTTTGGGTGTGGCTACGCAAGAATGGCACCGACGTAACCAACAGCGCGACCGTCGTTCGTATTCAAGGAAACAACACTGAGGATGTCGCAGCGTGGAACTTTCTGCTACAGATGAACGCAGGCGATTATTTTGAGTTGATGTGGGAAGTAGACAACACCGGCGTGTCGCTGCACGCAGACCCTGCCACGGCTGTTCACCCAGCCGTCCCATCAATTATTTTGACCGTGACTGACAACGTGAGTTCCTTGGAGGTATAAATGGCCGTATCAATTAGTAACATCATCCCCGCCAAGACAGCGGAGAACAGCCAGACGACGCAGTACACGTCGAATGGCGTGCAGACAATCATCGACAAGTTTACCGCGACGAACTACAGCGTTTCGGCTGCGACGATTAGCGTCAACCTTGTTTCGGCTGCGGGCAGCGCCGGCAACGATAACTTGATTGTCAAGACCAAAACGCTCCAGCCGTCTGAGACTTACACCTTTCCTGAACTGGTCGGCCATGTGCTGCCTAACAATGGCTTCATCAGCACAATTGCTGGCACGGCGTCGGCCATCAACATCCGCGCGTCAGGTCGTCTGGTTAGCTAATGCCGGTGACAGTCCGCACTGCTACTGTCGAAGACATACCAAGCTATATGGACTTGGCGGAAGCGTTTGTGGCGACAACACCTGTCAACCATCTGATCCCGTTCGACCGTGACAGCACTGCGGCGTTCGTCGAAGGCGCGCTGGACAACGAAAACATGGTTGTTTTGGTGGCTGAAGATGATACCGAAATAGTCGGCATCACGGCGGCGATTGCGTACCCTATGTACTTCAACCCATCAAAGCTGGTGGCGCAGGAGTTGTGGTGGTATATCAAGCCAGACGCACGGGGCGGAACAGCATCAAAATTGCTGTTTCAAGAGATAGAAAAATGGGGTAAGAGTAAACAAGCCGAAGCTATGTTTATGATTGCGTTGGACAACGACCGCGTCACGACTATGGCAAAAATGTACGGACGCTTAGGATACGCGCCCACAGAACGTGTATTTGTAAAGGGATTAAACTGATGGCAATCACCACAGGCATGGCAATCGCAGCAGGCGTATCCGCCGCATCGTCACTGGCTGGCGGCGCGATGGCTAAAAGCGCAGCCAAGAAAGCATCTAAGGCGCAGGTTCAGGCAGCACAGGACGCTAATGCTGCACAGGAGCGTATGTTCCAAAAGCAAATGGAACTGCAAGAGCCGTTTCGCCAAGGTGGTATTACCGCGCAAGACCAGATTATGCAGTTGCTGGGCATCGGCGGCGACAAGACCGCCGCTGGCTACGGCAGCATGGCGAAAGCCTTCGGCACAGACCAATTCCAGCAAGACCCCGGTTACGCCTTCCGTCAAGCGGAAGGCATGAAGGCGCTAGAGCGGTCGGCAGCAGCGCGCGGCAATCTACTGTCGGGCAGCACCATGAAGGGCATCCAGCGTTTCGGTCAGGACTTGGCAAGCCAAGAGTACCAGAACGCATTTAACCGTTATCAGGTTGAACGGTCGGCGCGTCTTAATCCGCTTCAGTCACTGATGGGTTCTGGTCAGTCAGCAACCAATGTGATGACAGGCGCCGCTGGTCAGATGGGGCAAAACGAAGCATCGAACTTGTACAACGCTGGTCAAGCCCGCGCGTCTGGCTACATCGGTCAAGCTAACGCGCTTAACACTGCGCTGGGTCAGATCGGCGGGACGATAGGGCAGCTACCCATGCAGAACGCAATGATGGATTATTACCGCAGTAATATGCCCGGTCGCACCGGCACTGGCCCCGGCGGCACTTTTGAGCCGGGCGGCGGTTTTGGTTCCAGCACGCCATTCCGCCTGCCCGGCTTATTAAGAGGTTAATGATATGGCTAACCAGATGATAGCACTTCAAGCGCGCAATCCGCAGCTTCCTGATCCCGCCCGCGCTACGGCGCAGATGGCGAACATG